ACCAAAATTGTCAACTTTGATTTCTCCGTGATCAGGCATTTCTACCATGGCATTCATCTTGAAGTGTGGCAGTTCGAAGTGTCCAAACATGTACTGTCCGGTCATCTTGGGAATACGCTTGTGATCATCGCCCACAAGCCAGGGTGCAATCACAACATCTCCGTCCTGAAACCAATCGTTGACAATTTGAATGTTGGGTATGTGTCTGGCCCATTCGGTTGAGTAGATATCGCGCTTGTCTCTGTAGTAGAGATCGTGATTGCCTGGAATAAAGTAAAACCTATCAAATGCGGCACTTAACTTTTCCAAACTACGCAGACTGTACTGCAAGGTCTGCATGTTGATAGCCGCACGCTGATGGCTCCAGTCTCCCAGGAACATGCCGGTTTCACATCCATTGGCCTTGGCTGTGGCTATAAACCAATCAATAAAATCACTGCAATCTTGATTGTGCTGTAGGCTGTTTGACTTCAAGCCAAAGTGTATGTCCGTGCAGACTGCTACTTTTTTGAATAAACTCATTCAGCTATTATACTACTCTTCAGAGATGATTACGACCTCGCTGGGCGCAAAGTTGGGATTTTTCTTTCCGGCATTTTGACGTGTCCAAGATGGATTGAGTCCGGCCTGTTCCAGCATGTCATCGCGAATGTTTTGATTTTTCTTTTCAAGATTCAAGATACGTGTAAAGCTATTAGTGATAGCAGCAGTATAATAAGCAAATGGATTTTGGCTTTTAGACTCATCGAACTGCAGGCCAATCTGACTGAGTTGTAAAAGTGCTTGACCGCGCATTTCTTCATTGTAGGTGTATCCTCTCCAGTTTGATCTTGTGGCATAGCGTTCACACAGTTTGATAAACATGGTAGCCAGCTTGCGTGTCATGGTTCCGTGATCTCTGCAGAATTCTCCGTGCTCCAGATCGCCCTTCCAGTGGCTTTTGCCCACCAAGTAAGGAGTTTTGTTGGCGTCGATACGATAATGGTAGAACGGTGGAAAGTTCAGCCGCACATGCTTGGGATCCAGCACAGGTTCCTCCAGCAGTTCGGCCAAGGGGTCGTCGATGTCCACTAGATCCAGCTCAAATATGTCTTCTATGCTTTTTTTCTTTTTGGCATCGGCCTTGGTGACCTTTTTTGGTGCCCAGGGAATATGTTCCCAGCAGGTTATACGGAATACTAGATCGGTATTGGCAATCTTTTTGGGGTCGATTACCTGCCCAGTTTCGCGTTTGAGTCGATCTGCGCGATTCCTGCGTGCTTCGGCTATGGTTCGCTGATTGATCTTTTCCACCGTGGGTAGTATGATATCATACTGGTGATCTAACACAGGATCTTTATAACTACAGTAGGTGTTTTTGCTGAGGTGTATTTCTTTTAAGATATCTCTGTTGTTGAGATAGTTGGTTTTTGCTGGTGTTCTTGTAGGGGTTGTTGACACTCCTGATCTCCTAATTGATTATTTATTGTAGCACAAAACACCAGGTTGTCAACCTTTTCTTTAACTGAGCCTATTTTGTTTTGGTTAAATACAACATGATGAATACAAATGCAGAACTACGACTGGACCTCGAGTCTCAAACCATTGTGGCCCAGCCACAAGCACGTCCTTCGTTGAAAGACTTGGCCAAGATCAAACACATATTTGGACCCAGTGTGTATGTCAAGGCATTTTTTGTGCCTCGAGGAATCACCGTGGTCACCAAGGCCTTTCTTGAAGATCATGTCACGATACTGGCCCAGGGCACTGTCGTAGTCGAAGACCCCGATGGGGTCAGGACCAAATATGTGGCGCCAGCACATACTGTGTTCCAGCGAGCCACACGCTATAGATGCACTTGCATAGAGGACGCAGTATGGTATTGTGTGCATCCCACTGAGGAAACTGATCAGGCGGTGTTGATCAAACGATACGAATAACAGGAATAGCATGCCATGGGTGGAATAGCAGACGTCGCAGGAGAATTTATAGAAAGCGGAACCGGATTATTAGAACTGGCCGAAGACGTCAGTTCTGTGGTCACGGAAGGGGGCCTGGAATTTCTCAACGAATTTGGCGGCGACACATTTTTTGAAAGCAGCACTGGACTGCTCACATTGGGCAGCGATCTAGGGGTCTTGGATGCCAGTTATGAACTGGTGGGCAGTTTTGCTGGTGATGCAGACTTTTTCAACTTTACCAGCTTTGGTGATATCATAGACAGCGCCACCACGTTTGTGTCAGATTTCAGCATCCCGTCGGCAATTACTCAACAGGTCACCGGTGCTGCGATCAAAACTGCTACCAACTTGGTCAGCAGTCAGGTGGCACAGATACCAGTGGTAGGATCTTTTGCAGCGCCCATAACCAGATCGTTGGCCGGATCGGTAAACCCCAACATCGCCCAGACTCCTGGGTTCAACCCCACAGCCGGCTTAAACCTCAGTCAGCTCACAGGCATCACACCCAACATTGGCATACCCAATGTGCCCGGCATACAGTTGGCCAGCCTGGGCAACAACACACCAGTTAATTTTAGTCCCAGAAGACTTCCGCTACCTACTAGCCCGGGAGGAGCAGTCAGCCCAACAGCCACACAACCCAATGCTGTCAGTGACATAACTTCGACCTCTACAGTGTCTGTTGCAGACACTGCACCGTCGGCGTCTCAGATTGATCGATCGGCAGTTCCTGTAGGCTACACAGTATCTGCAGATCCCGATGGCGGATTCGCTGTTGTAAATCTTGAAACTGGCCTGCCTGTTGCCACTGGACTCACAGAACAGCAGGCCTTGTTACAGGCTCAAGAACAAAGTTTTATTGATGCTGGCGAAACTCCTACTCCTGGCACTGGTGCCACCGTATCCTTGGCTACGCCTCCGGGCGGATTTACAGCCGACCAACTTGATGCCATAGCGGCCGCACAAGGTGTGGATGCCGGCGACATAGACCTAAATGCCGGACCACAACAGACCGAAGCGGCCTTGTTTGCTGCTGAAGCGGCCACAACAGCGGCTCTGCGTGACCAGGCCCGACAACAACAGACCATACGAAATCAACGGGCCAATCAAGCCCAGAGTCGTGACTGGCGTGTGCGCCTGCGCCTGGCACCTCAAAGCGACTATCTTTACAACGCACCCGACTGCGGCCCTGTGCTGTGGCCTTTGCGAGACAGTGACGGCGTGATATTCCCCTACACCCCCAGCATAGACATTGGCTACAAGGCCAACTATGACAGTTATGACTTGATACACAGCAACTATCGCGGCTACTTTTACAAAAACAGTCACATAGATCAGGTGCAGATCAAGGGCACGTTTACAGCCCAGGACACCACAGAAGCCAACTATCTTCTTGCTGTGATTCATTTTTTCCGCAGTGTGACCAAGATGTTCTATGGACAAGACAGTCAACGTGGCAGTCCTCCACCGCTGACCTATCTGTCAGGTCTGGGTGACTATCAGTTTGCTGAACACCCATGCGTGGTCACGCAGTTCAATTACAATCTGCCAGCCGATGTCAACTACATTCGTGCTCAGAGCGTGCTGGCCAACGGTAATAATTTGTTGAATGCTCGCAAACGGCAGACTGTGCTGGGCAATCCATTGAGTTACGCACTCCAACGCCTGACCACAGTGGGCATGACCAAAGGCGGTCTGGATCAGACCTTTGCACCGTCAGGAAGTCTGGGCGCTGACAACAGTACCTATGTGCCTACCAAGATGGACATCACACTGACCTTGTTGCCCATGCAGAGTCGTCAGCAAGTTAGCCAGCAGTTCAGTCTGCGTGGCTTTGCCAATGGCAACCTACTCAAAGGAGGATTCTGGTAATGGCCGAGTACGATTCCACCAGTCCCTACTACAATACTGGCTACACTCAGTTTTATCTGAGTCCCATGGTAAACAGGCCCATACCCAAATTGCCCGACGATCGACAGATGGTCATCAATCAGACCTATCAGTATCGTCCGGACATGCTGGCCTTTGACCTGTATGAGACTCCTACCTTGTGGTGGGTGTTCTATCAACGCAATCCCAACACCCTGCAGACTCCGCCCTTGGATTTTGCCGCGGGTGTTACTATATACATACCCAAGATTACCACGTTGCGCGAAGTGCTGGGATTCTAGCATGAGTGAACTCACCAATATTGCCGCACGCATAGCCCTGTTGCAGTCAAAGTTGTCATTGAATTTGGCCGAACTGGCCGCAGCTGAACGCTCGGGAGTTAACAATCTTGTGCTGGAAGCCAAACGAGCTACCATACTACGACAGCAAGCGGAATTAGCCGAACTGCAGACCCAGCTGGCCCAAGCCCAACAACGAGCAGCTCTGGGCACTGCCAGTGCTGGAAATCTGGCCCGAGATGATCAGCAGGCCACAGTGCCAGCGTCCAGACCACAGTCCCCGCAATCAGATCCACAGGTACTCACACCTGATGGTAGAATACAAACCGTGCCTGACACCACAACAGCCACGACAGCCACACCTGCAGTCACTGTCAATTCCGAGGACTCTGGAACCAACGCACCAGTCAGACCCATCACACAAACACAAGCCACGCCGGCCTACGGACCCGGACTTTTGCTAGATCCGGGCGATGTTGAAGCTCAAGAAGGCGGTTATTATGGCGGCGGTGGGCCACCCACTCCGCCAGCGTCCACACAGCCAGGTTTTGGTGCCGGCGGTGAAGAAGCCTCGCCACGCAATGCCACTCGAGTGGAGATTGACAACATATTCACAGAAACACAGATTACACCACAGCCCAATGTATTGGACCAGTATGCCAGTTACACCTACACAGCATCTGTGTATCTGTTGCCGGCTGCTCAGTACAAGACCATGATGGAAACCAAACAACGCACACTGACTGGCGGGCAACTGTTGTTCCAAAGCGGAGGTGCACCCACCGGCGGCCGCAACCAGTTTTTTAGTCTGGACTACTACATTGACAAGTTTGAAATCAAGAGTTTTATATTGGGCAAAGGCACTGGACTTACCCACAATGCCAAGGAAATCAACATGACTGTAGTTGAACCCAACGGCATAACTTTGATTGACAATCTTACCAGAGCTGTGCAGGGCATCATGCCCGAAGGCGAAAAGAAAAAAAGCATAACCAGTGCGGTGTATCTCCTGATCATAAGATTCTACGGCTATGACAGTCAGGGCAATCTGGTGCGAGGTGGTATATCCAGAAACACAGACACCACCGACACCGGCGCATTCATAGAAAAATGGTTTCCGTTTATCATCAAAGACATCAAGTTCCGCGTGGCCAACAAGACCGTGGAATACGACATTTCGGCTGCGGCACCGCAGTTCCAGATCAACGCAGGTCAGGCTCGGGGCACCATACCTTTCAACATTGAACTCAGTGGACAGACCATCAAGGACCTGCTAAGTGGACCTGCGCAATACACTACCAATCAGAATGCAGTAGCAGCCGGTGGTAATGGGCTGAATATTGTCAATGACGATGACGGAAATCCACTGCCGGCTCCGGCCAAGGCAGACGCTGCACCCACTACCAAGACCACAGTGCGTCAAGGACTCATGGCCGCGCTGAATCAACACCAACTGGACTTGCAGGCCAGCAGGCCTGGTTATGTGGCCGATGAGTACAGCATAGAGTTTGTGGGCGCTGGCAATGGACCCACGGCCATTGAACAAGCACGGTTGCGTCCTCCGGGCGGACTGGACAAAAAAGGCACCAGCAACCCCACGCCAGGCACGGCGGCCGATGCCAAACTGTCCAACAAGCAGAGCATGGATCCCAACAGCCGTAATCAAAGTGCCACAGCAGGCATGCAGATCGTGCAGTTCTTGGATCAAGTGCTGAGAAACAGTACCTATCTCAAAGATCAACAACTGGTGATCATAGATCCAGCCACACAAGAAGAAAAGTACAACGGCACACCTGCACAAAACGTGGCCTGGTTCAAGATCAGTCTAGATGCACAGGCCAAACTCGACGCACCATTTGACACTGTGAGAAATCAGTATGCCTACAAAATCAAGTACATAATTAGTCCCTACAAGATTTCTGATCTGGAAAGCAAGTATTTTCCGCGACCCAGATTCACCGGTGTGCAAAAAGAATACAAGTATTGGTTCACCGGGGAAAATACTTCGGTGTTGAGCTACGAAGAAAACATCAATGGATTGTACTACCTGACTCTGAGCGGCGCAGGGGTAAATCTCACAGGCACCTATCTCAATCAGGAAGGCGAAAAAGTCAACTACAACTTCCAAACTGCCAGCACTGAAAGCAGCCAAGGCGCAGATGGCAAGGTCAACGAGCCTGTGGCCAATGCCAGCGAATACTTGTTCCAACCCGGTGCGTTAAAAGAAGCCAACATTACCATCGTGGGTGACCCAGCCTGGTTGCAACAAGGCGAAGGCAGTCTGGGTCAGCTCAGGCGTAACTGGAACTTTGGTAGCTTTTTGCCGGATGGCACTTTGAACTTTGATGGCGGACAGATCCTGTTCCGTATAGCGTTCAACGCACCGGCTGACTATGACTCGTCGACAGGCATTGTGCGCCCAGGTCTGGCCTCCAGTCAGGCAGTGGGTCCAGGGCAGGGTGCGCCCAACGGACCGGCGCAAATTAATCGTGTGTACATAGCCCATACCTGCATCAGTTCGTTCAATCGCGGCAGGTTCACACAACAGCTGATTGGCGCCTTAAAGCTGAACCAAAGCACCAACGACAACACCGCGGCACAGGCGCTGAGATTGGGTCAACAGCAGCAGGGCATAGCTGCCATGAGCACTACCCGAGCTCTGTCTTTGCCCGCTAACTCCGCACTGTCTCCCACGCTGGGCACAGTGCAGGCAACAGTGGCCACCACTGCCTATGTGCCACCGGTGTTACAAAACACATTTGGTCAGGGTCTAAGAGTGCCTGCTGGATTGGCCAACACTCCATTTAACACAGTGCTGGGCGGTCAGGCCACTAGACCTGTGAATTTGCCTGGCGCACCTACCAGTTTTGGTCTGCCTGTGGGTTTTTTTGATTCTGGTACTCCACTGCGCTTGCCCGGGGCAGTGACCGATTTCAGTCAGACCATCAATGATAGTGTTGCGGGCACTCAAAGAAGCATCAGGGGTGTTGTCGACTCGGTAAGTAACGGTGTCACACAGACCGTGGCCGCTGGAGATGATTCTGGCACCGATCTAATCAGCTCGCCTATAGCCGAAACTGAATATCGGTCACCTGAAGATTCTTTGCTGATCACCGAAGCCACAGCCGAGTTCGGGGCTAACAATGATTTATTTGGATAAAGAATGAGTGAAAATATACAACGCAGTCGAGGTCGCCCCCAGAACTACAAGTTTGATCGTGGCGGCATGCCTGCTGAAATGGGCCCATTCGTTGGCATAGTGGTCAACAACATTGATGCTACCCGACAAGGACGCTTGCAGGTTTATATAGAACAGTTTGGTGCAGACACCAAGACCGGTACTCCAGATCTCAAAGACCCTACACTGTGGCGCACAGTCAGTTACTGTCCACCATTCTATGGAGCCACACCTCAGTCCGGCACCAGCGCCGGAGCCGGTACATATCCAGGCAATCGCAACAGCTATGGCATGTGGTTCACACCTCCGGATCTGGGCACGCGAGTATTGTGTTTTTTCGTGGCCGGAGATCCGGGTCAAGGCTACTATGTGGGTTGCATACCCGAGGATGGCATCAATCACATGATTCCGGCCATTGGCAGCAGCACCAGATACGTGACCGGAAACGCCACGCAACAGGATCTGTTTGTTGACGTGCCTTTGTTGCCTGTGACCGAAATCAACGAAAAAAACACAGGCATCAACAACAATCCCAGATTCTTTGACGCACCCAAACCGGTGCAAAGCGTGGTAGCTGGAATCTTGTTCCAGCAAGGATTGAATCGTGATCCCATAAGAGGGCCTATTCGTAGCAACAGTCAGCGTGAAAGCCCTAGCACTGTGTATGGCATCAGCACTCCTGGTAAACCCATTTATCAAGGCGGCCTGGATCCCAAGACCATAACCACTCGATTGGAAAAAAACGAACTACGACCAGAAGATATAGTGGTCATAGGACGGCAAGGAGGCCACACCCTGGTCATGGACGACGGTGACTTAGCCGGCACAGACACCTTGGTACGCATAAGAACTGCCAAGGGCCATCAGATTACCATGAGCGACAACGGTGACTGTTTTTACATAACTCATGCCAATGGACAAACCTGGATTGAACTGGGCAAGGCCGGCACCGTGGATGTGTTCAGCACCAACAGTGTCAACATACGCACACAGGGCGACATCAATCTGCATGCAGATCGCAACATCAACATGTTTGCCGGCGGCAGTATCAAAATGAAAGCCAGCACAACTCTCCGACTGGAAGGCAACACCGGACTGACCATGTATTCAGAGCAGGGCATAAATCTGTACGGCAAAACCAAGATAGGCATACGCAGCGACGGAACCTGTGCTATCAAAGGCCAGACCAGCAGTTGGGATGGTGGCAACAGCCTGAATTTCAAAGGCGGAGTGATCAATCTCAATGGTGCCAAGACCTTACCGGTCAGCACAGTGCCCAGCATGCAAGGTTTCAAACTGGCAGACACTGCTTTTGTGGCCGGTCAAGGCTGGACCATACAACCTGGCACACTTGATACCATAGTAACACGGGCACCCACGCACGAACCTTATCCTTATCACAATCGCGGAGTCAATGTGCCCAGCAATCTCAACGGCGCACCTGCACCAACCACTCCTTCTACACAGACTGCTGCAGGCGCTGCATTCGCTCGCACCACGGCCGCTCCTGTGCAGGCACCCATAGATGCAGAAGATTTTGTATCCCAGCCGCCGGCTGTACGCTCAGTGCCGCCCACACAGGACTAGCCATGATTAGCAATGAACAGGTCACTGCCTTGGCAGCACAAGCGGCCCGTGCTGCCAGATATGAATATTTAGATGATGCCGGAAATCTCTTGCCCGATTGGTATTTCAATGATTTAGGCCAACCTGTGTACCTGGGTCCAGAAGTGGCCACTCGAGGTGTAGGAATCTACGGACACACTCCAGAAAATTTAGTGTTGGTTGGACTGCTAAAGCCGGCTAGTCTACAACTGATCACTGCGCCCTCTATGACTCTAACAGTGTTGCTGACTCCGTCGGCTTGGACCGGTTTGTTTGACATCAACAGCCTGCTAGGCTACCTAAACTCTCCGGCCATACAGAATTTGGCCCAGATATCCCTGTACAACGGAGCTTTCCAAGGTCTTTTACAAGCCAACTTGATCACAGGTGCAGAAACTGCCAGATACCAGGCCACGTTTCTGCAACCGGCTGTGCGCTACGGAGTAGATGCTGTGGTGGCCTGGACACAGGATCTTGCCGCATCTGACTTGGCTTCTGCCATACAAATATCTGCACGTCAGGCACAGTATGCCATAGATTTTGTGGATCGATTTGGTCCTGAGTTAAATGTAGCACCAGAATTGGGTGCCTTTGACAACACGGTGTTTCGTAACATACTTGACGAAACAGTTACCCAAATCATTGGCAATGAAAAAATTCCTGCGATAGAATTTGCAGATACACCGCCGCCTGCTATAGCAACATCATTATTACCACTGGGTGATAGGTCTCGTGTGGCCATACCCAAGACCACAGATGAAGATGGCACCCTGAGATTCTCGCCTGGCACACGAGGTTAAATACTACATGCCCACTTTCATAGGATTCAACACGCAAGATCAGTTCAAAAAGTTCACTCTACTGGACGCTGAGCTAGTCAAACGTGATCTGCTGAATGGCCTCAACATCAGACAGGGTCAGTTGCCCGGTCGCCCTCAGTACGGCACAGCTCTGTGGGATAACCTGTTTGAAAATCAGACCAACGAAACCACACAAAGCATAGAACGTGAAATTCAGCGGGTAGCTGGATATGATCCACGTATACAGATATCCAACGTGGAAGTATTTCCACAGGAAAACGGCATACTAATCCAGGTAGAACTGGCCATAGTGCCCAGCACTGATGCACAGTTGTTGAGCATATTTTTTGACCAGCAACAACGCCGTGCTAGTTACGTTTAACTGAGCCGTTTTTGTCGTCCATAAATACAACAACACAGGACAATCATGGCCAAGACAACAAGACAAACAGTGATTTTCGGCGTGGAAGACTGGCGCCGTATCTACCAGACCTACAGAGAAGCCGACTTCCAGAGCTATGATTTTGAAACCCTGCGCAAGAGTTTTGTGGACTACTTGCGCTTGTATTATCCTGAAACTTTCAACGACTACATTGAAAGCAGTGAATTTATTGCACTCTTGGATGTCATGGCATTCATGGGTCAGGCCCTGGCCTTTCGCACAGACCTAAACACACGTGAAAACTACTTAGATTCAGCCGAGCGCCGAGACAGTGTGGTACGTCTGGCCAATCTTGTTTCGTACACACCCAAGCGCAACATAGCAGCGTCAGGCTATCTCAAGGTTTTCAGCATACAAACTACGGAAAATGTCACTGACATCAACGGTATAGATCTGGCCAATATCACAGTGAACTGGGCTGATCCTACCAATGCCC